ATTTTGTTTCCGTGGCTGTCTTTAACGTAACTGCCTCTAGACATTTTATAACCTTCTTTGCCACAAACTAGTGGGCCTCCGAAAGTTCCGTCTTTTGGATAATCTTGGTCTGCTGCGTAACTGCTTTTGGCGCATGACATATTAAAATTGTCGAGGTATTTTTGAATCTCTGTAAGCTCGTATTCAAAGCCTTCCAACTCTTCATCACTAATAGGGCTCATTTGCATTAAACCTTTTCCTGTGTGGCCAAGCATATCTTTTGACAAATCAAATTTTAAAAAAACAAATTCTGATTGCCTTTTTAGGTAATCTGGGTAAAGATGCTTAACTGCAAGAGAATACATTAAGTGCTGTAAATTATTGGTAACTTCTTTGCCCTTGAAGACTTGCTTGCTGCTTTTGAAGTCTCGTATTATCGCGAGTTTTTTCTTTTTGTATAAAAATAGTTTATCTATAAAGCCTCTAATAGCGTATTTTTTGTCTTTTTCGTCTATATTGATATTAAATTCTTCTTCTGATTGTGATCGAGTGGGGGTCGCTATGTCTTTGCCAAAAAAATCATACTCGAGGCCGCTTAATGTCATATCCTTAATTTGTTTTAAATTATCTTTATCATCAACATTAACGGCTCTAGCGTTTTTAAGCACTAATCTCTCAACAGCTTTAGAGGCAAATATATCTTTATTTTTTATAATTTTATTGTAGTGCTTTTTGTGCCTTGGGTTTCCTAAGCACTCAAAAACAAGATGACATATTGTACCTCTTTTTGCCCCGTCGTTAGACTTGTCGGGCAGTTTAAGAATATATTTTGTCCAATATTGCCAAGAACAGGTTTGTGCAACTTTTATCCTGCTCGCCGAAAGTTTATTCATTTAAAATCCTTGATTTAATAAGTTTTTCTTTCGCGGGAGAAAAAACTGTTTTACTGAATGATTTGGCGCAATTTAATATATATTGATACATTTTGTTTTTATCTGGGGTCCTGTTGTACCATGTGTCAAAATCTATTTGCAACTCGTGCATTCTTCCGAAGTCATTTTTAAGTGGAGGTTTAATTGTTAATGAGTCAATATCAAAATGTTTTAATAATTTGATAAATATCTTAACGGCGCTTTCTAGTCCACGGTTTTTATCGGAAGACGCGTCATTGTTTGTTGATATAATAATTTTTTTAGGGCTAAGCATAATTAATGTGGTCATTAATTTTGGAGAAGCGTCTAAACCAAAAGTCACTAAATTATTTTTATAGCCATTTTCAAATAAAGCCATAGAATCCCCAATGCTTTCTACAAGAATAATTTCTTTTTTCTTGTCTATTGACTCAAATGTTTCTAGCTTCGAGTTTGATCCTAGATATAGAGGGTAGCTCCAGCTAGTTTTTCTTCCCATGTGCTTCCATTTTGCGCGGCCAGAATTGTTTGCCGCATCTCTTCCTGAAAATCCACATATTTTCCCTGTGTCATTATATATTGGGAAAACATATCTATTGTTCATGGCTCCAGTCGTTGCTAAACCGCATTTATAAAACTTTAATGTTTCGTCGCTAATGCCCCTTGAGTTATAAAACTTATAATGAGGCAATAGCCTATCTAAAGCTTCTTCTGGAAAAGTTTCCTCCATTTGTATCTTTGAGTTAATATTATTATACTTAAAACCAATAGGTTTTTCAGTATTAATGTACTGGTTTATTATTTTCGGATCTTTAGTTCCGAGCGTTTTCTGAACTAACGCAGCAAGAGGCATACTTTTGCTTCCGTCTACGTAATCCGTCCAAACCCCAGTGTTCTTGTATATCTTTAAAGCCGTTGGATTGTCTCCACCACGATATAATGCGCTGGTGCGCCAAGCGTCACCAAAATCTGAAAGTCGATATCCTAGTTTTTCTAGAACTGATTTTACGTCTGTGTTAGTTTCCATCTTCAATAATTTCAGGGTTCTGGTCTAAGTATCTAACCAAGTCTCGAAGGTCGCCTTTTTCTGTAATATGAAAATTATTAAAATCAAGATGAATATAATTTTGTTGCAATGAACCGTTTGGCATTCTAACAGGGTTTATAGCTCCATTAACATCTTGCCCGAGATGTCTATACTTTACGCATTTAAGCTTATGTGTACCAAAATTGGGCTCTTCCTCCATTTCGTCTTCAGTTTTTTTGCGAAGAATAAAAGCGTGTGAAGCGAACTGTACTATTCGGTCTGATAATGAAAAAATAGATTCATCATCTACTATGTTTTCTGCGCGACGATTATTTACGATTCCCTGCCTGTTGCTTTGAACACTCGTGATCATCGAAACCATCGGATCTCCATCAAATTTAATGTCTCTATGAATACAGTCTTTGAACCTTTGTACCATATTTCCCACAAGCTCCCATTCTGATCTGTTTTTGTCGTTTGTTTCTGACGTAGTCTTGATATAATCAAAAGAAAAAATCATTTCTTTTCCCCTTCCAACCTCCGAGAAATAAAATCTTTTCAATAAATTAACCATATCCGAGGAGTTCATGCCTGCAACATTATAGTAAAAGAATTTCATGTTTTTGATTTTTTCCCACACAGACCTCACTCTCTTAACAATATCATCTCCAGCCTGACGCCATAATCCAGTTTCAAGAAGATGCACTGGAATTTTTGATAATGCAGCACATTGTCTAACTATCAATTCTTCTTTGCTCATCTCCCCGTTATCAAAATGCAAAACTGGCACTCCATATTCAGCACTAATTTTTGTCGAGAAATCCATACAAAATTGAGTTTTTCCGACTCCAGCTCGTGCACAAATAACCGTAATGTTTCCAGGTCTTAGTAAAGAGCCGTATAGTTCATTAACTCGTTTGTGTGGCCCCATCATGCCAAATTCTGTTATTGGATTTTTGCCTCTGAATTCAATCCATTCTTTCATCTCGTCAAAGATGTTTTCTGGCTTTCTGTCTCCGACGTCGTATAAGTTTATTTGGCCATTATAAAGTTTATCTGCTTTGGCTATAATGTCGTTGAAAGATTCTGAAGAATCTAACTTGTGCATCGTCTTGGAGATTTTTTCCCCGCAAGCAGAAAGCTGCCTTCTTATGCTTAATTTTTTTAACTCTTTAGCAACGTTTAATATAAAATTTTCGCTAATTTTAATTAAGCTTAATGAATTAATATAATCTCCAACGCTAATATTATCTTCAAAAGAAATACCTAATGACAATACCCTATGAGAAAGTGTTGCCTCATTTACAGCCTCTCCATTTTCTATAGCTTGTATAAGCGTATTAAAAATAGTTTTGTGAACAACGGATTCTTCTGAATAGAAATCATCAGAAGTTGTTAAAGAAGAAATCTCTGAGTATTTATGAGGATGCTTAATTAAGCCAGCAAGCAATTGTCTTTCTAGATCTAGCGAAAAAATCATAAAAATGATTATACCTTAAAGCTGTGTAACAGTCAAGGCTTAATCTTCGTTTTCTGAATTAAGGTTTTGCGCGTCTTCCGACCTCTCCATTTCTGTTAAATATCTCTCCAAGGCTTTACGTAGTCCCATTTCTATTATTTGGGTTTCTGCTCGAGCATATACCATTGGTCTTCCGTCGTGCGAAACATAAGACAAAACAAAACCTCTGTTTTGCTCGCTTCCGCTTCCAGTTAGTTCAAACATTTTATTCAAAAAAGATTCTGGCAACTGAAACAAAGGAAGATTGTCTGGGTCGATATCTTGTGTATTCATACTAGTATTTTACACTATTTAAAGGGAGACGTCAAACTTTTTAAACAAAGATATATTAATAATGTCATCATAGTAAATTTCTATTAAGCAAATGTCGTTCAATTCACAAAATTTAAATTTCATTTCGTCTCTTTTTAACTGTTCTAGGTAGTTGTTTTTGTGGCCACCGTGGAAAAAGCTATTATATTTCGTATGTTGAGAACCTTGCACTTCTACCGCTATTTTTTTATTAGCATTATAAAAGTCAATACTAAGCCTCGTTCCCGCTACTGGAAACTCTTCAAAAACAACGTGGTTTTGCCAGTATTTTTTTAAAAATTTTTTTACCTCTCTTTGTCGTTTGCTTTTGCTTGGAGCACTCCAATCTATGATTCTTTTTTTGGCGTTTTTTATACGCTTTACCCCTCCATGTATAGTTTTAAACTCCACTTTTTAATATATCTTGCTTGAATTCAGAAATTAATTTTTCTGAAAGTTTTTTATTTTCTTCTAGTAGGGCTAGGAGCTTGGGTTCTCCTTGTATTTTTTCTGGCAAGCCGAGCTTTTTATATTTTTCATAGATATCTTCTGAAAATTTAATCCATGCGCCACTTTTTTCAAAATAACCCCAAAGTAACATCATGTCGATAAGTTCTCGTTCTACCCATATTGAATTACCGCCAGTTCTTCCGTACTTAACTGGGTATCTGACTTTTGCGCCTGTTTTTTCGTTTACAGTTTTCTTAAAGGCTATCTTGCACATGTGGCCCGTTGGGTTTCCTTTTTTCTCTGCCGTTTCTGCGTTTGGATTTTCCCAAAAAATGTCTGCGTTGTATCTTTCTTCAAATTCTAATATATTGTTTGCGTAATGTTTTACTGCATGTCCACCTGCGGATTTTGGTTTTGCTCCTGCCCTGCTGTATCCCGTGGGTATTTCAATGCGCACTTGGCTTGTTATGATTGCAATGTGCCCATTCATCGCAATGGGAAGAGACTGTTTCTTAAGAAAAACAGAAGAAATCAAACTGCCGCCCGCAACCTGTTCTGCATCGCCAAAAGCTTTATCATAGTCAGATTGGCGGCGCCAAGACCGTGCAGGCAG